TACGGGCCGTTCCACTCGTACTTCCAGGCGGCGGCGCGGGCCTCGTACTACAGCGCACAGGGAGAGCCGGAGCGTGGGGCTAGGCAGTTGGCGTCCTTCCTGAAGAGCAAGTCCGGTATCCCGTTTAGAACGGCCCACACCGCCGGCGAGCTGTACTTCAAGGGAGAGTCCAGGACGTTCGACGGCGAGGTCATCCGGCCCGATGCGCAGGGCGCATTGACGTTCCTCCGGGAGCAAGTCCCGATAAGCCTAGCCAATGTTGCCGAGTCGGTGTCGCGCGGCGCTCCAGAACGGGCCGCGCTGGAAATCTTCGGAACCAACATCCGGCCCGAAGGCTCCCGTGACCTCGCGGCACGTTATGAGCAGAGCCGTGAACTTCCTCCTGCCAATACCCCCCTGTCCGTGTTGCGGACAGCCTATCAGCAGGCCGGGGAGGGCTTGCTGTCTGATGCAGGGAAGAAGGCGTGGCGGGAGTACGAGCCGCTGCGACCGTCGGAACGAAAGCTGAAGTTACAGAAGTTCCCGCTGGACGTACAACGCGAGGTGCGGAGTACCGAGAAATACCGCACGAATCGCAGGAAACAACTTGCCATCGCTTTCCCAGAACTGGACGTGGTGCTGGTAGAGGAAGCATGGAATGCGCGGCCCCAACGCGAGTACACGCCTAAGACTGCAAAGGGCCGCACGAGGCTTGCTAAACTGCGTGGCGGTGTTCGCACTGCTCCCGCTGGACCTGTTCGCCCTGCTGAGATACGGCTACAGCCGTACCGGCCTGAGCCGTACCGGCCTGAGCCGTACCGGCCTGATCCGATACGGCTACAGCCGTACCGGCCTGATCCGTACCGGCCTTTCGCTCCCGCGGGTGCGCCATGAACAGCACTGAGGCCTACTCGAAGCTGCGGTGCAACACGCACGAGGACTGCACCAAGGTCTGCGCGGCAATGGTTGACGGCCAGCGGCTCGTTATCATCAAGGAGTACCACGGTCGTGAGCACACGCTAGTATTGACAAAATCGCAACTGTTGGCTATGTTTGACAGCAAGACTGAATAAAGCGGTCACGAGAACCGCCACAAGGGGCTAAGGAAGCCCCCGTCAGAGCGCCGAGAGCGCCCCGACGGGGGCTTTTGTATTTCCAGGAGGTTGAGGATGCTCAGCGAACCTGGCGAAGAACAGGCTGGAGTGGCAACGGCGGTTGCGGAGCAAGCGCCTGCGTTTGGTGCTGCCGAGCAAATACCTGCGCCAGATGCCAAGCTTGAAGCGACCAAGGCGGTACAGCAACCCTCAGAACTGGAACAACTACGGGTAGAGAACGCCCGTCTCACTGGAGAGATGAAACGGCTCACCCAGATTGATAAGACGCAGCGGGGAGCTCAGTCTGCCCGCGACCGAGAAACAAACACGCTCCGCGATACGGTACAGCGGTTGGACCGGAAGCTATCAATCATGGCTGCGCGTATGCCCAAGGACATCGCGGGAGACGCGGTTGCGGCGGACCAAGAGGAGCAGAATGTTCGGCGGTCGTTCAACGACGAGGACCAACGCGCGTTCAAGGAGGCCAAGGATGAAATATCCCGCGATGTTCGGGAATCCCTGACGCAGGCTGGTTTCAGCCCTACGGAGACAGAGCGCTTCATTGATAACGACGAAAACCTACAAGAAGCGCGTGAAATCTGGAACGAGGCGGTTGAAACTGGCGACAAGCGGCGTCTGCAACAATCCCTTCGCGTTGCCTTGAGAGTGATCAAGATGGTGACGCCGCCATCGAAGGTACAGGAAGGAGCCGCCAACGGCGCTCAGTCCCGTCCTTCGAATGGGTCGAAGCCATCCGCTGGTGCCTCTGCTGGCTCTGGTCGCAACTTCTCGGCACTGGATCTTGACGCAGGGCATGGGTCCAGCGGTGCAGTCGCTGGACTCGCAGCGTATGTGGACAAGCTCAAAAAGGGTCAAGATTTGCCAAGTCCGGCAGAGATTGACCGCATGACAACAACCGAGTACCTGAGATAATGCTCGGAAGACAAAGGAAGGTGTGCCATAGCGAATGTCACGGGTACTACCGCAGATAAGTTCATAGACGAAGTGTGGTCCAACGAGCTCAACCGCGCGATTGAGTTCAAACTGGTCATTTGCGCCCTGTTCGCCGACTGGACCTCCAAGATGCGAAGTTCTGGCGACGTGTTCCACCTGCCTAGCCGTCACAACTTGACGGCCAACACCAAGTCCGCCGGCACGGACGCGACGCCCGAAGCCATCACGGAGACGGAGCAAACCTTCACCGTCTCAACACACCAGATCGTAGCCCAGGAGATCGAGGACTTCGCTGAGGTGATGTCCAAGTACGACATCCGCAGCGAGTACACCAAGGCTGCGTCGTATTCGCTTGGTAGGGCAATGGACGTTGCCGCTGCTGCGCTGCTGGACGACAACACGAGTCAGACGGTCGGAACCCTCACAGCTGAGCTGACCGATGACAACTTCATCCGCGCTTGGCAGTATCTCCAGGACTCCTCTGCGGATGCACCATTCAAGGGCGTGGTGTCACCTGCTGCCTGGGGCGGGATGCTCAAGATTGAGAAGTTCACCCAGCAGCTTTACAACGGAGACACCAAGGGGCGGGCGCTGCATGAGGCCGAAATTGGCCGTGTGTACCAGGCCAAGATGCACGTCTCAAACCTGACGGTCGGGACTGCGCCGAACTCCAACGGTCACTTGTGGGCTGGAGACCACTTCTTCAAGATCGTCAAGAAGGCACCAAAGCAGGATGCGTGGTTCAGCCCTCTGGCGAAGGCGTGGGTGGTGGCAACGGACCAGATTTACGGCGTCTTTGAACGGCAGGAGGCGGACGAGTCCGCTTCCGTCACCACAACTGCACGGCTCTGGGGCGTGAGGTTGCAGACCCTGAAATAGTCCGCAGCAAGGGTCATAAGGAGCCTCGTGGAGTTCGTCATCCGTGAAAATGGCCACAGCGTTGAAAAGGGGTATTGGGTACTCACTGTTGATCCAATCGGTGAGCGATTCCTCATAGCCAAGGAGGACGGCATATTCCGGTGGGTGGCTATGGCGGACTGCACTCTCGTGCGAGGAATGAACCCCGACATGCCGCGCCCAGTCATTTCGGTGCAGCTGAAGCAGGGCTTGACTGTCCCGAAGATGCAGATCGGCGGGAACGGAAGGAAATGATGGCACCAACCGTCATTATCCAGAAGGTCAGGGAAAACAAACTCTACCGGCTCCCGTGCCGGTTCAAGGTTGACCCATATCCCGCGCCTGGAGCCTTGGAGTCTGGTGCCGTGACGGTCGCGGAGCAGTTTGTCGCAGACATGCACAAACAGGGTTGGGAACATGTGACGAACTCCGCGTGGAAACTGGATGGGCCGTTCCAGCCGATAGTGCCCGTCACCATCCGGCCGATGAGGCAGCTATCGGCTAGACACATGCTCCCGCACGTCCTAGCTGGTGCCAGGTTCCTTGACCACGGGAATGACACGGCCTCGCTCGTCAGGCCACTCAGGGAGTACGACTACTGGGAGTACGAGCTGTCCGGCGTGTTCTACCGGCCTCAGATTCTCGTCGAGTACCCTGACGCGCACGAAGAGGAGAAACAATGACCACTGGCATATCAGATGATCTTTCGGCGTCAGTGGGACTGCGGATTCGTCCCACCTTCGGGTACTACCGCCAGAAGAACGGGTGGATCACGATTTCACCCGTTACCCGCTTGGAACAGCTCAAGTATATTGAAGAGGGGTGGCAATACCTGGCGAAGTACGGGGCGTTCGACATGGGCGTCTATAGCGCCAGTCACCCATTTGAGGCACTGTTCATGTTCGGTGGTGCCAACGAGATGCCGGTGGAGCAGGTGATCCAGATGGGTCTGTACATGGACCCGCCACTAGTCCCAACCTGCAGGCAACATCTCACCCAATTCCACCGTGCGCACACCGAGGTCTGCTGGCGCGGGGCCACAAGGGTTGTGTTCCCCCAACTAGAATCCGTGCCGAAAGAACGGCTGGGTCCGTTCCCATGCGATTTCTGCACAAGGCACCTCCCGACGCTAGAGGCTCGGAGCCAACACCAGCGCGTCGCCCATCAGGAGGAAAAGACCAACATCCAACTTGGTAAGACCCTTGGGGCTAGCATCTCAGCCGCTCTGGGCCAGCCGCAGAGTGCAGCGAGCCCAAGCGAGGAGACTCTTCGGAGCCGAATCGCTGAGTTGGAAGCCAACGAGGCGAAGAACGTGCAGCGGCGCGCGGCCCTAGCGAAGGCTCGTGCAGCACGGAGGAAGAAGCAGCAAGTAACCTCACCGGCCTGAGAGCCAGCTAAGAGAGGAGCGTAGCGATGCCGAATCCCAATCCGATGCTTCTGGAGCAAATGGCGTTCTCCAGGGAGCACGCTAGGTCAATGTTCACGGGGACTGACCCCAAGAAGATCGCCATGTACATACCCATACTGAAGTCCGACTACGGTTGGATTGAGAGCGAGTTTGACAAAACCATCCAGTCCGCCGAGTGGACCACCGCCGTTACCTCTGGGGGCGGTCCAACAGCGTTCGCCTACGCCGCCGTGCGAGGCGGCGTGGCCCAGGGCGCGACGGGGACGACGGACAATGACACCACTGCTATCTACCGCACGCAAACGTTTCTTGACCCCGCCGATTTCCCCTTCATGCTCATTCGCTGGAAGTCTAGCGCGTTCACGGGGTTCAGCTTTGAGATCGGCTTCTCCGACCCGAAGACGGACGAGGCTCTCCCAGGCGTGACCGACGTGGACACCCCGGCCGTAGGGAACGGTGTAACCGACATCGCGTGCCTCCATATGGACACCGACCAGACCTTGACCACGGTGGCGCTGGTGGGGGACGGCACGACCGGCTCCGCAGCCAAGACAGACATCACCACGACGCCGACGGGAAGCACGGGCTTCACCCCCACGGCGTCCACGTACCAGACCTATCTTGTGGGTGTGCGGCCCAACGAAGCCCATGCTACCCTGTGGGACGGCGACGCGAAGATCGCAAACATCCGCTGGCACGTGTCAAACGGGCCGGACAGTGGCGTGCTGGTGAGGCCATATGCGATCTTCAGGACGCGCAACACCACGTCCAAGACCATTGACGTGGACTACATCGCATTTGGCTGGGAGAGGACGGCCACATAGTGGGTATAACGGCGGCTGACAGGACTGGGTGAATGTCGCGCGACGACGCTATCATACCAGGACAAGAAGCCGACCAAGCTACTCCGAGGCAGTAAGGAGCAATGGTCTCATGGCAGCACATCGGCATCTTTGCAAAGGATGTAACATCAACCACACCTGCTTTGAGCGGGACTGCCGTTTTGTAGCGCAGAAAGACTGCTCGCGTTGCAAAACGAAAAAGGAGAAATGACATGACGCTGGACATTCAAAGGCTTATCGCACAGGGCTATGGTTGGGGCGTGACTGTCGGCTCATTCAGCACCGGCATCGTGGGCGGTGGCGCTGGCACGGCCCTGGACCTGGATCAGCCCGAACTTGCTATCGGCGTAGGGGCGCGCAGCGTCCTCGTGCCGATCTACTTTGAGGCTGTGGTGCAGGGTGGCATCTCCACCGCTGACAGCGACGAGACCGAGGCGCTCTTCGCTGTGGACTCGCTGGGGCTCTGGACAGGCGACGGCACATTCACGAGCGAGAACCCCAGCAACATGAACTCCAAGTACGACAAGGGCGCACCCGTTCGAGTCGGCTCGGCCTTCACCGCCGACATGACCACCACACCGCGCAACGGCGGCGCTGCGGCGGACCCTGTGCTGGACATGGAGCTGGCAGGTATCGTGGAGACGGCTGACCAGGCTGGCACGGCCGCCAATGTGGCCTACCGAACGATCCGCCTTGTTTACGAACCACTTCATCCAGAGGCGATCACGGGGCCTGCCTCCTTGTTTGGCTACTGGGGTGGCACCATTGCCACAGTCGGTGGCTTTGCCCGCCTCCGGTTCCTCGTACTCCCTGAGGAATTGTATATGAAGGAAGTCGGGCTCTAACACAGCCAAGCAGAGGGGATGGGGATGGTTCCCTGCACCGAGTGGGATAGGATTGGGTGTTTGCTATCACGTCATTGTGAGGTAAACCAATGACCACGAACCAAACTCCGTCGGCTACGGACCTGACAACCCGCACCGAGGACATGACAACCCGCATCGAGGCGTTGGTGACGAACCTGCCGAATGGGCATATCAAAAAAGCGGATGCTCATCTACACAACTGGACACGTGACGTGATGGGCATCCCTATACTTTACTATGACGAGATTTGCCCACGCTGCGTGGCGAAGCGGGCCTTGGCAAACGCACTGTTTTCCGTTTATGACCATCTTGCCGCTTATGACCATCTTGACGCGGCGGCGAAAAAGCGCGGACTTTTTGACAAGCCTCGTGAAAAGTCCGAGATGACAGCCGCGCAGTTCTCCGCTGCGCTCACTGCGTCTGGCATCGTGCGCGATGGAGGAGAGGCGCTATGACACAGCAAGCGCCGCCAGTTGACTGGCGGGAACGCAGCGGAGCGGGTGCGAACACTGCGCCGAATATTGAGCCGCTGTCTCGCTCCGAGGGTGACCTGCGCCGCAACAGTTACCGCCCATCCAAGTATCCCCGCATGAGCACCCAGTCGGTTGTCAGAGATGATGGGGCGGAAATTACCGCCAACGTAGAGGAACTGTTGGCGCGACTGATACGCCTTACGGAGTCCCTTGAGCGGCGGGAGACGGACCTGAAGCGCGTTGTGGAATCCCTGGAGGCAAACAGGCGTGGCACTGTCGCCCTCTCGCCCATCTTCAACACAGGGTTCATCAACATCCCTGGAATTGGGCTGTCTTCCGCCTACGCCAGCGGAGACGCCTTCGGCACGCGCTTCAGTATCGCAGTGCCGGTGGAAGGCACCATCAGCACCGTTGTGTTCGCCGACCTGGACGATGAAGGCCTTGATAAGGAAGTCGTCCTGTTCAACAACGAGTTCAACCAGACGGGCGACAACGATGTTTTTGCCGTAACGGACGGAGACCTGTTGAACCTTGTGGGCATCGTCTCCATCACCGACTGGTACAACTTCGCCAACAACCAGGTAGGACGCTCGACACCGGCGCTGGCGTACCAGGCACCACTAGGAAGGCTCTGGGGTCAGGTCGTGACGAGAGGCGCGGACAATATCGTTCCTGGCCATCAGCCCCATTTCTTCATGGTGATCGTGTAGTCATGGCCGCACAAATTGTTCTCTACCCGCCATCGGGATTCGTCAAGATCAGGACGCTAGCGGTGGGTTCAAATCCTGTCTCTGCGGCTGGCATCATCCGCGTTCCAAGCGCACCAACGAACGGCATCATCTCAGCCAGAAACGCAGCAAATACTGATAATATTGAGGCGCTTACTGTTTCAGCGCAGAACGTTGTTGTGCTTGGCGCTGGCTCAGCAGCTGCTCCTGTACCTGCCCACAAC